TGTGTCCTCGTCATAGTCAATGACCTGCTTCTCCACGACCGGCAGATCAGGCGTCGCCACCGCAGCGCGCTTCAACTCCCTACGCAGCAGCCCCGTTATATTCTCCGGCTTCACCTTCGCAGGCAGTTCGTCGCCCAGATCCCAGCCATCCGGAAACGCCGGACTCAGGCCGACAATCGAAATCGGAACCTCGAAACGCGCCAGCATCTTCTGGATTTCAATCGCCGCCTGCGCCCCAGCCGCGTCATTGTCCGGCCAGACCACAACGCTATGCCCCTCCAGTATGTCCCAGCTGGTCTGCTCCACAGCATTCGCACCGCCCTGCCACGTCGAAACAACCCAGCCATCCGGCAGATACTGCGCGGCCCCATCAGCGGCCTTCTCGCCCTCGACGATCAGCACGGGAGCATTCGGCGCGGACGCAATCATATCGCTGTTATAGAGCGGACGCCCCTGCCCGAAGCCGGACGTGATATATTTCTTGCCGTCCCAAACTATCGGCCTGATCTCTTTCCTCTTCCCCACAGGGTTCCAGCGCGCCACCGCGCCAAAGGCGGAGCCATCAGCCGTGCGGTAAATCCACATCGAGTCCGGCTCACCACCCATTGCAGTCTTCAACTTCTGCGGAACCTCAATCGGCTCCGGCATAGGCGTAACGATAGCCGGTGTGTCTGTTATGTCCTCGGCCTTGACCGCCGTCAGGTCTATCTTACGCACGGTTCATCCCCAGCATTTCTGCGAATCCTTTTAATGTTTCCTGCAAGCTATCCCCGAATAGCCTCATGGACAGGTCGATCATGTCGCCATGCTCACCCGTCGCGAAGTCCTTCCAACGCCCAGTGCTGAGAGAAATACCCAGCGATGCGTTGCGATCCTCGCGCCAAGGCGCACTGCATACATACCAACCACCCTGCCGCTTGCCATTGGGCAACCAGTCCCTGCAGAGAGCCTCGATGTGTGTGGAACTCAAGCGATCCTTGATGTCGCTTATGGAAATAGACCGGGTTTTGACGGCCTTGCCAGACGGTGGGAAAGGAGCCTTTCCGCTGGAAGATATGTGGTTTTTAGGCGAACCTTGGACATCGCCACATTTCCCGGTCATATTATTATTACCTCTCTTGAATTGCGCCGTCAAACGCACAAACACCAATGCTGGCATACGCAAACGAAAGTGACAATAGCTAACCTTCGCTATCGTAAACGCCGCTCACAAAACTAAAGCGGTGGAACCGGATCGGGATCGCCTCCAAACGATACACATTCCCCGCCGCATCCTTCCACTTCCCATGCCTGTCCAGCCGAATGCGAAACGTCAACGCCTGCGGATCTGACGCTATCGTCCACTCCTGTTCGTCCTCGTTCGTGCAATGGCCCATAATCATGGCCGGTCGCCAACCCTTCTTCAGATCGGCGACCATCTCCCGAATCACAAACTCATGGCCACTTATATGGTCAACCACCTCAAAGGGAATAGTCCCCTTATCGTCATAGCGGTTCGCAAATGGGTGCAGCATAAACGATCAGGCCGCCTCGCCCAGTCGCGCACGAACCGCCTGCCTAAGCATATCCGGCGTGAACCCCCACATACGCATCGCCAAGCTATACTCATGAACCAAACCCTTGATCTCAACCTCGATCTCATGCAGCTGCCGCGCAGCCCTGTCGCGCCGCTCAAAGGCTTCCCGCGCCTTCGCGATTACTTCCTCCTCAGTCATCCGACTATCTCCAATATGTCAGGGTGGTCTGTGCAGTCGCAGACTAACTCCTCAGCGTCATTCCCATAGACCAGAAAAATCGAGCCGATCTGCTTGCCATCAGCGTTATGAACCAACAGCAATTCCTCATCGCAGTGGCCCAGCTCGGCCATCACCGCCTCAAGATCGTCGCTGCGCTGGATAGGCGCTTCCTCGCCGTCAAAGACCGACAGCAAATACCCCTTGTCCAAGGCGCGCCCGACTATCTGCTTCACCACAAATCGCTCATCCGTGTTCATGCTTCCGCCTCCGGCTTCACCGCGATCTTCGGCCTGTTCTTGCTGCCCAGAGGCCGGCCCAGCTTCCTCTTCACGGGAATGCCGCCCACGCTATCCTTGCGCCCTGCAGGACGCCCACGCTTCTTCTTCGGCGTAGCCGCAGCCAACCGCGCATCCTCAAGCACAACGATCATTCTCGACGCCTGAACAACCACATCACAGTCCAGCCGCACGGCCCAAATCAAAAACTTCTTCGCCAACCATTCACGCATCTTCATCCTCCTCTAAGTGCATCGACCACAAAATCTCTTCCTTGCTGATCGACATCAGCAATTCCTTCAACTTCACCCGTGCGTCCACTTCATCAGCAGCCATCACCGAGAACGCCAACGTAAAATTAAAAACTTTCTTCATCACCAGCTACTCCGATACAATATATCCCATTGCCACCATCTGCGCGCACCTTCATCCATCCACATCAGCAGCGGCTTCACCTGATCCACAGTCTCCTGCAGGCTATCCCAATAATAATCCCCATATTCCGTATCGCCGTAAAAGATCCCGCTCTCGGTCGGCAGATACTCCTCCGCCAACTCCGGATCTTTCTTGCCCAGCAGCGCCTCGCACAGCCCCACCAGTTCGCGCAACTGATCCAGCGAAACGTGACTCCGGCGGCAATCATCCTCGCCGTCCTGCACATTCTCCACGAACCAGCGGTGTATCGCATTCGCCTTGCGCCAATAGGCAACATCGACAGTCACAACCGCAGAACTATTCTCGGCCAGCGGCGGATAGCCAGCATCCAGCGCATCCAGCACCTGATCGCGCTCCTGCACGCTCCTGTAGCCGCTCACATATTTCTTGGCCTGCAAATACATATCCAAACCCATATCAATAACCTTTCCCATTCCGATATTCGATGATCGTCATCCCATCGTCGCCGCGCCGGTCAACCACAGCCCAGATGCGGTCATCTTCCGCGCTCAATGCCTGCGCCGCCCACATCGCGTGCGTGCCATACTCAAAACGCGCAACTTCCCTGCCGTTCACCAACAACAAAACATTCATCTCATTCGTCTCCGGTAAAATAGCCACGATCATGCGCCTCCTCCCATACGTCCAAACCGTTCGCCCATTCGCGCGCCAAATACCGCCGCGCCAACGCCATAAATTCAGCCTCATGGGCCATGATGATAGCCTCGATCAAATCAGGCGACATATCATCCAATATGTCCTCGATCAGCGCGGCACGGATCGCGTCCACGTCTGCGTCAAACGTAAATCGCGTCATCACGCATCTCCCCTGCCAAGAAGCCCAGCCACTTCGCGGAAACACTGCAAATCGCCCAAGCCAGCCCTCTCACAGGCGTCCAGCAACTCAAACAGCGACGGTTCCATCATGCTCAGATCGCGCAAATTATCGACGCAATCCTCATATAACGCGCCCTGCATATCCACAGCCCCGCCGCTCATCACGCAATTGCGACTGTCCAACAGATCATGCACAGTGCGGAAAATATCCTTATCCATTAGGCCAACCCTCCAATAGCTTTCGTTATAGCCGCATCCATCCGCGCCAAGGCATCATCCTCCTCGCCGCCATAGTTACAAACCTCCAGCCGATCCCGCGCCAATTCCAGCGCATCCAGCATCGCGGCCACAGTATACCGCGCCTCTTTCAATTCCCGCGATACCTGCCGCATATGCGAACCCGCAGGGGCCTCCAGCGCATCAATCGCATAATCCAATGATCCCGCCGCATCGCTCATCACATCAATAACCCCAGCCATCACGCCGCCTCCACTGCTTCACCAATTTCAACAACTTCGCTCTCAACAACATCCAAATGCTTTATATGCTGCTCAGTGCCTTCCTCATCGCAATCCAGCACGCCTCCCGCGCCCAAGTAATGCTCACGCACCCGATCCCGCGCCTGCTCGGCGCTCTCAGCCTCAACGCAAACCTCATAACGCTCGTAGTTCACCTCGCGCCGGATAATCTCCACCCAATACGCCATCACGCAGCCTCCACATAATAATCGTCATAACCACCAAGCTCTGCCAGCCGATCCCGCGCCCTCTGCGCCGTCTCTTCCCGCGACCAAACGCGCAGCCGCCAAAGCTCATTCGACCGACGATCGTCAAACACCCGAACGCAATCCAGCGACCGGCCACCCTCACGGATTGCAGTGACGTAAACGCCACTGATCCCGTCATACGAACGCTTCCCAATCACAAACATCACGATACCCTTTCGACGATGCAATAAGCCGGCGGGTTCGCCATCACCCAGCCGATCATTTCAGCATACCATGCCCGATTAAACGGGTGGTCAATCACCTTAAACATTACGCAGCCTCCTTCGTGACATACCGGCGAACAATCGCCCATGCGCGCTCGACCTGATCCGCCTCGAAGTGTTCCGGAAACGAAACGACAACGCATTGCGCCGCGCAGTCCTCCTCAAACCATTGCGTCGATCCCGACCAATATGCCGCATAGTCTTTCATCTCAGCCGTGATGCGAGACAGCAATTCAGGCGCAACCCAGATGCCGCCATGCGATGCCGTCGAGACGTAAATAATGCCCTCAGCAATCTCTTCCGAGTCCTGAATGATGCCCCAAGGGGATGATTTTCCTGTCAGCGAATACGTCATTTTAGATTTCCTTTCCGATATTCAGTGACTGCCACGTCATTGACAACCACACATCAGCCTTACTTTATCCGTTTTTCATATGTCAACACAAAAACGACATCCATCAAAACAACCTTTATATTTTCCAAAATGTCACGGTTTTGGCCTAAAATGTCACAGAAAGCGTGACATTTTTATCGTTCTAAACCAATGGGTTAATAGGTTGCAAAATGAAACCGTGACATCTTTGTGACAAATAAGTTGTTGTTTTTTAAGGAAAAGCTGAAAAATGTCACAGAATTCGCGAAAACATATCCCCATAGGAGAGAGTCCCCCTATGTATACAAGTGTATACATTTTTATTCTCACGGGGTTGTATATATATAAATATCATGACATTTATAAATATATATAAAAAAGGGCGGATTTCTGGGGTTTTTTGTGTCACGCCGCCGTGACAATTTTCGGCAATCCCTGAAATTTTCCTCTGTAACACGCAGAAAACAGCCATTCCACTTGCAACATCGCCCGATTTTGCCTATGTTGGCGCTCTTGTTTGCTATAAGGGATGAATCAAATGGATGATGCTAGACCAGCGCCTGAAACGATCCGGCGGATGTTCCGCTTTCAGGGTGGGAAATTCTATTGGCGGTCGCGCCCTATGTCTGATTTCAAATCGGAGCGTGCGTTTGAGATATGGCAAAGGCATTATGCACGCGATGATATAATGACGATAGGCTGGCAGAGGGCATGGAACACCAATAAGCACCGGCAGACGATCAACATTGATGGCCGGCGCTTTCCTGTCCTCGATGTGGTGTGGTGCTGGCATCATGGCGAATGGCCGGTGGGCAAGGTGGAGCGGATCGATGGTAATCCTATTAACATTGATGTTAATAACCTGCGGGTGACGTAGGTCGCGCCGTCCTATGTTATTCAACCTATGAATCCGCCGGTCGCGCCAGCCTATGTAATTCAATCCCAGCGGTCGGCCGGTCGCGGCACAAAAAAAGGGGGCGAAGTCCCCCTGATTAGTCTGGTTAATTGTCTGGCTGGTTTTTAACCCATTTGGTTAATTGTAAATCAGGTTCGGACAGGGTGGCATTGACTCCCAGATTCGTCGCCACAGTTCGGTGTCCAGTGGGTGCCTGTCTGTTTCCACCCATGAGACGCCGTAGGAGCCATGCTCAACGCTCTGTCGGGTGCATCTGGGGTCAAGGGTCAGCCACAAGTCTTTGATGCGTTCCTGAGCCTCCTGAGGCGCTTCACGGGCGCGGGTGGAAAGCTCGATCATAACTTCTTCGAGGCTGTCACCCTCCACTGAGAGAGGGCGATACTTTCCGAGGAAGTAAATTGTTCCGATGTAGTGGCTCATGCTGAGATCCGATCATAAAAAGGGTCAAGGGTGCGATTGAATAGCTCTTCGTTCACGGCCTGCCATGCTTCGATGTTGTCGCTGTCTTCAGCTGGCCGGCCATGCTGCAGCCATGATGAAATCAGATCGCGGTCCGACAGGGTGTTGAAGTAGCTGCGCCAGTATTGCAGGGAGTGGCTCATGCGTCCTCCTCCATCGGCGCGTGATGCGCGGCCAGCTGATACCAGTCGACCGAACCGAGATCCATCATATCCCAGATAAAGCCGTCTATGCCCGACTGGGTGGAACCGAGGCGCTCCTCGATCATCTCCTCGACCTGTTCGCGGCAATAGTCTGGGGTTATGTCCATGCCTTCGTGAGCCATCTCGGCCCAGCCATCGCCGAACCATAGGTTGACAGTCCACGTTGCTGCGTTGCGCCAGCCGTTCATGCTTCGGTTCCCTTCAGTTCTGCGACCAGCTGGTCATATTGCTGAGCCAAGCGGATCAGTTCCTCACGGGCGGCGACCTTGCCGGCCTCTGTGCCAAACTCCAGAACCTCGATATAAATGCGGGTGGCTGCTTCCCACGTAGGGGTGATGTCGATATGTTTCATTTGCTTCCTTTCTTGCGTCATCCGTTATGACATTTGCACCAAAAAATATTTCAAGAGATAAGTCAACGCATATGTTCAACGGTTCGTCGCGTTTCGCGCCTTCCTATGTAATTCAACCCCGAAAATCAGGGGGCGCGCCTCCCTAAGTAATTCAACCCCAGAGCAGGGCAGGCAGGCGCAAAAAAAGAGGAGGCCGGAGCCCCCTCGATCTTTCAATTTCGGTGCAGGATCACCAGTCCCAGCACCAGCAGTCCGATCAGGAACAGGTGCGCGTGCCCGATCATGCCTGAGGATCGAGACAGGCGGCGCGCATGAACCGGTCACGGTCAAAGCGGGGGTTGTCCTGCTTCAGGCGGTTGGCGATCTCATGCGCCACCAGAAGGGCGCCAGCGCGCTCCGGTGGGTTCAGGGCGTAGGCTGCGGCCTGCAGGGCCTCGGCGATCAGGACATAGTCTTTGCGTGTCATGCTGCGCCTCCTGCGGCGTAAAGGGCGACGATCACGATCAGGGCGAACAGGCCGGCGCGGATCGCAAGGTTCAACTGGTTGTCGGTCATTGGGGTTCCTCTCAGGGGTTGGCTGGGGACCGAAGCCCCCAGCTGGTTGATTACAGGAGCGACCGGAGGCCCTTGCGGACAACATCGGTTGCGTCAGCGTCGAGGAAGTCGGTTGAGATCCGATCTTCGATGATCTCCTCGACCACCTCGGCGACCGATCCCTTCACAGCCTCGGCCACTGCCTCGCTGAAGCTGTAGCTCTGGCTGAAGGTGTCGATCTTCTCTTCGATCTCCGCTTCGATGTGGCTGTAGACGGTCCCGCTGTTGTCCTCGATGACGGACAACACAGCTTCGTGGATGTCGGGGGTGGACAGGCCCAGAGCGACACGGGCCGTCCCGCTGCGAACCTCCAGCACCTCCAGCACGCGATCATTGAACGATGCCTGATCGCTGCAGTCGAACTGATCGAGGCGCGCCTCCAGCTGGACGATCCGGCTGGTCATCGTTTCCAGCAGCTGGACCAGCAGGCGGTCCTGTTCGCTGTTGGCGTGCCGCACGAGATCCTGCGCGGCGGTGAGGTGGTCGAACTTCAACATGGTGTTGTTTCCTTTGAACTGTGCCGAGGATGCGCTCGGCCCGCTGGGCACCTTGCCCGACGAAATAAATCTCATATGTCAGCAGGTATGTCAACAGGCTTGTCAGCACCTGCTGCAATCATTTCGTCAGGAGGGATGACACATCCCGATGTGATCCAGGCGTTTTTCAAAATCACAGGGCAATGTGATCGTCGCGCGCGATCGCCAGCAGGTCGGCCTTCCGGACCGGATCGGCACCCCCCACCCACCCACTTCCCACAGGCAACGGCCATTTTATATCTATATATAGCCACCCAGCCCCACATTTTTCGCGAAAACATTTCCCCTTCCCGGCCAACCCCCCACCCCCTAATATGGCCCCCTTTGTTTATAACTGCGGTTCCATATTGATTATTTTATTGATTTAACGCGGATGATGATTATGTTGGATGACATGGATGACGGTGGTTTTGGTTTAGGATCTTTGATCAGCGAGGAAGCTGAGATTGCGATGCGTGAGGATCGTGATTTGGTTTTTGCGCGTGAGTATGTGCGTTTGCGTGCATTGAAGTCGAAGAACCCTGCGGAGTTGGCGTGTGTCCGGGCTGGGATTACGAATCCTGAGTATCACATCAAGGTGGTTGCGGAGCGGCAGTTAGCGCGTGTGGAGGTTCAGCGTTTGATTGCGGAGGCTGAGTCATCTGGGATGGTGATTGAGCGGACGGAGTACACGCGGGATTTGTTTTTGGATGAGTTGCAGGCGGTACATGAGCGTGCGTTGGACGCGAAGAATTTCACGAGTGCGATTAGTGCGGTGAAGACGCAGGCGCAATTGTTGGGGATGATGGATCAGACGTTGAATATCAATCACACGGTGACGGCGAAGGATTTGGATTTGGCGACGTTGCGGGCGATGGTTGCGGATAGAGCGAAGCCTGTGACGGTGATTGACGCGGAGTATAGGGACGCTGAATGATATATATCCGTGACGAGGGCGAGTTGATCAGGACGGGGATTAACGTGTATCCGCGCCGATCTGGCAGCGTTGGGTTTGTTTTGGCTCTTGGCCGCTTCCGGTTTATGCTGCGATATTCGCGGTTTCTGTGGCGGCTGGACTGTTATGGCTGGCTAAATGAGCGCTGAGCTGACGATAGACGAATTGCTGGCGGAGTTGGTGGCCCGCGAGGAGGCGATGGCGTCGTTTGCGAAGTATATTGAGTATGTGAGTGGGATGAGGCCGCCGCCGCATTTGAAGTTGATTTGTGACAAGCTGGATGAGGTTGCTGAGGGTAGGATCATGCGGTTGATGATTTCGATGCCGCCGGGGCATGGGAAGTCGTTTGCTGCGTCGCATTACTTCCCGGCCTATTACTTGGCGAAGAACCCGACGAAGAACGTGATTTTTGCGACGCACAAGCAGGAGCTGTCGGATTCCTTTGGTTTGAAGGTGCGGAACGTCATCAAGGGCGACGAGCATCGGCGGTTGTTCCCGGATGTGGGGATCAGTGCGGACAAGACGGCGGCTGGTGAGTGGATGACGACGCAGTCGGGTGGTTATCACGCGACGGCGGTTGGTGCGAATGTGACGGGCCGGCGTGGGGATATATTGATTGGGGACGATTTGCTGTCGGGGATTCAGGCGGCGGAGTCGGAGAGTGAGCGGAATAAGTTATGGGCATGGTATGGTGCGGATTTTTTTACGCGCCGTAAGAACAAGGACACGCCGATCATCCTGATAGGGACGCGCTGGCATTTGGGTGATCACATGGGTCGCTTGGATCAGGGCGAACGGGATGGTGAGGGCGAGAAGTGGGAGCGGGTGGTTTTGCCTGCGCTGGCGGTGGACAATGACATTTTGGGGCGGAAGCCCGGAGATGCGCTGTGGCCGGAACAGTTCCCGAAAGAGGAATTGGAGAAGATCCGCCGCCAGCCTTCCACGACGAGCCGGATCTGGTCGTCGCTGTATCAGCAGAATCCGGTGGTGGATGATGGTGGTATTATCGATCAGACGTGGTTTAAGTGGTGGCGTTCGCCCGATCCGCCGGAGGTGAAGTATGTCATACAGGCGTGGGATACGGCGCTGACGGCGAATAAGACGTCGGCGTATAGCGCGAGTACGACGTGGGGCGTGTTTGACGATGAGAATGATATACCGAACCTGATATTGCTGTCGGTGTGGCGCGACCGGGCTGAGTGGCCGGTGCTGCGGCGCATGGTACAGCGCATGGCGACGGATTACAGGGACGATAACTATCGGTCGCCCATCAAGGTATCGAGGAACCGGCAGCCGGATACGGTACTGGTGGAGGCGAAGGCGAACGGTCAGATGCTGATACAGGATCTGGGGCGTGCAGGGATTGTGGCGACGCCGTTCAATCCGGATAAGTTTGGCGACAAGATCGCCCGTGTGCGGCTGGTGACGGATTTGATCGAGAATGGCAGGGTGTGGCTGCCGGCGATGAAGCCGTCCTATGATCAGTTGAGGCCGTGGGCGCGTGATTTCATGGAGCAGTGCGTGCAGTTCCCGGCTGCGGATTCGCGGGACTGGGTAGACACGATGACAATGGCATTTTTGCGGGTGAAGCAGTCCGGATGGGTGCATAATACGGAAAACCCGTATGAAGAGGTTTACGATACGCCGCTTGAACGCGCTGCATTTTATTGATAGGAGGCATAATGGCCCGCAAACCGATGACCGTCGAAGATATGCTACGCCCTCAATATGAGGGGATTGGTGGCGTTGACGTTGAAATGCCTGAGGGCGAGGCCGAATACGAAATCGACATAGGCGGGCCTGAGATGGTCGACGGCGCAGAGATCACCGAATTGGATGATGGCGGCGTCGAGATTGATTTTGACCCCGAGGAAGACGTTGCAGAGGAGATTCTGCACGATTCGAATCTGGCGCTGTACATGGACGATATGGACCTGACGGGGCTGGGTGAGATGTTGCTCGGCGGGGTCGAGGAAGATCGTCAGTCGCGTGCCGAGTGGGAAACCACGATGTCCGAGGGCATCAAGCTGATGGGTCTGAAGATGGAAGACCGCTCGATGCCGTTCAAGGGCGCGTGCGGGGTCTATGATCCGTTGCTGGCCGAAGCTGTGGTGCGTTGGCAGGCTGTGGCTTGCGGTGAGTTGCTGCCGGCCAGTGGTCCGGTGAAGACGCAGATCATTGGCGTTGCGAACGAGCAGCTGGAGGCGCAGGCGTCGCGGGTCAAGGATTTCATGAATCTGTACCTGACGGAGCTGGCCCCCGAATTCTATGAAGAGTTCGACCAGATGCTGTTCTGGCTGGCGCTGGTGGGTTCGACGTTCAAGAAAGTGTATCAGGACCGGATACTGGGGCGTCCGGTGAGCCGGTTTGTCCTGCCGGATAACTTCATCGTGGCCTATGGCACGACGGATTTGGAGACATCGCCGCGTTTCTGCCACATAACGCCGATGACGCAGCGGAATTTCCGTTTGGCGCAGCTGGCGGGCGTGTATCGCGACATTAAGATTGGCGATCCGCAGGCGAACGACACGGATCAGACGCCGATTCAGGCGCAGGTCGACGGTGTTCAGGGCGTTGAACCGGGTGCTGAGGGCACGGAAGAGTATAAGATCTACGAGGTCTATGCCGATCTGAACCTCGAAGGCTTTGAGAATGAGGATGGCATTCCTCTGCCGTATATCGTGACGATTGAAGAGAGCAGCCGGAAGGTTCTGTCGATCTATCGGAACTATGCGGAGGGCGATCCGACGTTCAAGCGCGAGGGTAACTTCGTTCACTATAAGCTGATGCCCGGTGTTGGGTTTTACGGGCTCGGATATGCTCATTTATTGGGCAATTCGGCGAAGACGGCGACATCGATCCGCCGCCAGCTGATTGACGCGGCGACGCTGAACAACTTCCCGGGCGGTTTGCGCGTCAAGGGCATGCGTCTGGACGATAATAACATCGGGATTGGTCCGACCGAGTTCCGTGAAATCGACACGGGCGGGCTGCCGATTCAGAACGCGATCATGACGATGCCGTATAAGGAGCCCTCGCAGGTTTCTCTGGCACTGTTGAAAGAAACCTATGAGAGTGCGCGGAATCTCGCAAACACGGCGGAGATTGCCGTGGGTGAAGGCAGACAGGACGCCCCAGTTGGAACGACTGTGGCTCTTATGGAAGCGGCAACCCGACTCCAGTCGGCGACCCTCAAGCGGTCCCATAAGGCGTTCAACCGAGAGCTGAAGCAGATTGCGAAGCTGTTCGGTAAATACCTGCCGAACGAGCCGTATCCGTTCCCCGTTCGCGGCGGAATGTCGGCGATCATGCGGGAAGACTTCTCGGATAGTATCGATGTTATTCCGGTAAGCGATCCGAACATTTCATCGTCGGCGCAGCGCATGATGCGCGCAGAGGCGCTGTTGCGGTTCGCGACACAGCAGCCTGATCAGCACAATCTGCGTGAAGCCTATCGCCAGATGTATGTCGAGATGGGCATTCCGGAAGAGAAGATCCAGTTGCTCTTGCTGCCTGAGCAGGCGAAGCCGAGGCCGCTCGACCCGCTGTCAGAGAACCAGAACGCGCTGACGGGCAAGCCGCTAGTCGCTGGGGCATATCAGGACCACGACGCGCACATCGCGGCGCACGCGCCTATTGCCGAAGAGAACCCGGCGCTGCAGGCTCACATCAACGAGCATTTGGCTCTGAAGATGCGCGTTCAGGTCGAGCAGATCATTGGCCAGCCGTTGCCGCCTCCGGGCCAGCCGTTGCCGCCGGAGATCGAGAACCAGCTTGCGGCTATGGTGGCACAGGCCATGCAGCAGCTTGCGCCTTCCTATAAGGCTCAGCCTCCGGGCCCAGATCCGATGCTGCAGATCGAGCAGATGAAGATCCAGCAGCGCGAAGCTGATAGCAAACTTGACGCTCAGGTCGATATGGCTAGGGCGCAAATCGAAGCTCAGACGGAGGCAGAAGATCGGGCCTCAAGAGAACGGATTGCAGTAATGAAGATGCAGTCTGAGGCCGTGCGTAACAATGGAGGTTTCCAATGAAAATGAGTGACTTGCGGGCCAAGGCTCGTGCAATTTTCGGCCCGGCAATCGCTGAGCCCATGCCCAATCAGCCGAACGGTGCGAAGGCGCTTCAGCAGCGCGCGAACGCTCGTCCGATCCCGACCTATAAGGTTGGCGGCGCTGTGAAGAAGCAGACGCCTCCGGGCCCGACCCCTGCCGAGCGTGAAGCTGGGCGTCGTTTCCGCGAGGATGTCGCGAAGCTAAAGCCGACCAAGGAACAGGGCCGGACTATTAACAGAGCCAATCGCGTAGCGGATGTCGAGGGCGGCAGGTACAAGGACGGCGGCAAGGTTCACACGTCGTCTGACACTGCAAGGAAGCTGGCCACGGAAATGGGCGGTATGAAAGACGGTGGCAAGCCGAAGAAGGATGGCCTCGCGGTCATGATCGCTGTTGGAGGGCCTAAGAAGGGCATGATGGACGGCGGCGAGATCCCCACGGATATGCGCGCTTCCAAGCTGGCTGTCGGCGGTACTGGCAAGACTCGCAAGGGTCAGGCTCCCATCAAGAAGGCTATGGGCGGCAAGGCTTGCGCTTCGGGTGGCGAGATGATGAAGCCCGTCAAGCGCGCTCAGGGCGGCGCTGGCAAGGTTCGCAAGGGCATGATGACGCCGGAAGGCCAGATCACCCATGCCATGAACAAGCTACGCGGCAAGTAATAGGGGGCTGCGACCGTGCCTGCGAGATCGAAGCGTCAGTTTCGCCTCATGGGCGCGGTCGCAAACAATCCTGCCTTTGCGAAAAAGGTTGGAATTCCGCAGAAGGTGGGCAAAGAATTCACCGCTGCAACGAAGAATTATAAAAAACTACCGGAGAAAAAAGTTGAGCGCAGAGGAACTAAGCCGCAGAGCGGTTGAGCGTATCAGTGAGCTGCGAGATCGCGCCACGGAATACTCATTAAATGCACGTTTTAGGCCGGCCAGCCAAGGGGAACGCTATACCCCTGCATCGTCGGCGGAAGAGATTGCCCTTCAGGTTCTGGAGGGGAATGCGTTGGTGCGTGGCTATACGGCTGCAATTCAGGTCATCGCCGACGAGTATAAGCGTATGATGCAGCCTGATGATGATAAAATACCGGAGCAGAAAATAGGGAGTCATTACTGATGAGCATGAGTAACATTGAGCCTCACGAGGAAGCGCTTGCGAAGCAATTCATCGATGAGCAGTTCGTGGAGATGACAGGCCAGCCGTTCGATATGCGGCCAGCCGGGTATCTCGTGGCTGTTAAAATTTACATCCGCCCCGAAGAGCTAAAGACGATCACGCGGGAAGACGGCACGGAAGTGACGCTTTACCTGCCCGACACGGTTCGCGCTGAAGACAAGTATTCCTCGGTTTCTGCCTTGGTGTGCGCCGTTGGGCCTGAAGCCTATCAGGGCGAGAAGTTCGAGCGTTCCGGGCCGTGGTGCAAGGTCGGCGACTGGATTCTGATCCCGCGCTACGAGTCGACAATGGTTTCTTATCGCGGCGTTGCAATGGCGCTGCTGCCTGATGATCGCGTCATGGCGGTTATTACCGGGCCTGACGATGTCGCATCGGGCAAATCCGCTGGTGATTTTTAAGGAGTAGAGCATGTCAGAAGACACAGAAATTCCAGAACTGCCTTTGACCGAAGAGGGTGCGACGGAGGACATCGACATCGAGATCACTGAAGACGATCTCGGCGAAAGCCTCGGCGATTACGAGGAAGAAGATTCCGAAGAGGAGCCCGAGGAAGAGGAAGAGCCTGAAGAGGAAGAAGAGGAGCCCGAAGAGGAGGCTCCGAAGCGCAAGCGTTCGCCTGACAAGCGCATAGCCGAACTGGCACGCAAGGCAGCTGAAGCCGAGCGTCGTGCGCAGGAGGCAGAGTCTCGCCTGCAGAATGAAGCCCAGATGCGGCAGCAGTCTGACCTTGCGATGATGACGCACTACAAGAACAACCTCATCAACGAAGCCAACTCGGTCAAGCAACAGCTTGTGGAAGCTCACTCTATGGGTGACAGTGAGCAGATCATCGAACTGCAGAGCGTTTACTACAAGCTGCAGAACGATCTCGCTGGCGTCGAGAACTGGGAGGCTCAGCAAAAGGTTTCGACCCCGCAGGTGCAGCAGGAAGCCCAGCCCAAGACCGGCCCGCAGGCCACGCTTGAGCCGCGCACAGCCAGCTGGATTCAGAAGAACGAGTGGTTCCAGCCGCAGTCGCCTGAGTTCGATCCTGAGATGCACGAAGAGGCAACGCTGTATGCGCGCCGAATCGAGCGTCGGTATCGCGCTGAAGGCCGTGACGACGAAATCGGTGGGGTGGATTACTTCACAGAAATCGACCGCCACATGCGCAAGGAATATCCTGACGCATTCACAGCTGTATCAGCCCCAAGCAAAAGAACGCCGCCAATGTCTCGTGATTCCAATGTTGCCCCTGTCCAGCGTAGTGCGCCGAACCAGCAAGGCAAAAACTCCAAGACCATCCGCCTTACAGCCGACCAGCGTCGAATGGCGCATCAGCTGGCCCAATCAGGTGCAATTCGCAACCAGAAGGGTGGGCGCATGACTGACCTTGAGGCTGAAAAATACTACGCAGTTCACATGATGAAGCAGAATAAAGGATCGTAAAAATGGCACGAGCATCGAGAATCTCGCAGAGCCGAGCAGCAGAATCACGCGAAGCAGGTATGCGCAAGCGCCCTGAGACGCACTTCCAATCCAAGCTATATGTTCCCAAGGACAAGATCCCTGCGGGCATGACATACGCTTGGGTTCGCGAATCAACCCTCAACGAACCCGATCCAGACAACATGACGGATCGCATGATCAAGGGCTGGGCTCCAGTTCCTGCATCACGCCATCCTGAGATGGTTCCTCCGCCCCTTCCGGGCTACGAAGGCATCGAAGTTCAGGTTATCCGTCGCGGCGGCCTGATGCTCTGTGAATGCCCGACACGGGATGTAAACGAGCGTATAGAAGATCGCGATCTGGAGAACATCGAAACCCTGCAGGACGTGGCATGGACTGGTCAGAGCGACCCGAATCTGCCGCGCTTTGAGGATAAAGACAGCGGCGTCTCGTTCGAGCGCGTCACGTCGTTTAAGGACTAGCCTCCGGCCACGGCGCACTGACACGCGCTGTGGGAACTGCCTCCACCCGGGCGGCTGGGTGGGGGCCTTTTTTATGCTGTTGACGCATATGTTGAATTGAGTTATTTCTGATGACCTCGACGCAGGTCACGTATCCTGCACCTCGATGGTGGTCACGTACCCACTCCCTCGGCGGGTAGCCGTTTCGATGTCGCGTCACGTATCGCGGTACCTAGCAGGCAGGTTAAAGCCGAATCATTCATTTTAGCATGGAGAAACCGTA